AGTTGGTAGCTTCGGTCTTGCCGCTGCACGAAAACCCAAACGAAGATAAACATGTAGAAAGCTTATTCATTCCTTGTTTGGACGAGGGTTCGACTCCCTCCAGCTCCACGAAAGACAAATATAAACACTTATCAACCAATGGGTTATAAGTGTTTTTGTTGTTTTAAGTAGTTCTATAAAAAAGTCTATAAAAACACAAACAATTGAATACCATTTAGTTACTACAAAAAATCAGACTCTTATGGCACGAAAACGGTCTATTATCATTTATCCGCACCTGAATGACGGCGGTGGAGATTTAACAAAAGCGTGGTATGTGGAATGGAAATATCGAGTTCCGGGAGAACCAAAAATAAGAAAGGAACGAATTTACAAAGGCTTAAACCAAGGAACCGCCGAAGAACGGTACAAACTTGCAAAAAGCATTATAAAGAAGAAATCTGAATGGCTAAAATCCGGGAAACATTTAGATAGCAAGAGCGACAAGAAAGTAGTGTATGAAGATGAGCTGTTATATCGACATGAGGCAAAACTTTACGGCAAAGTAAAAGAGTCTGTCTCCACATTCCGGAAACATCTAAGTGCTTACATTAAATTTAAAGAACAGTCAGTAAACAAAAAGACTTTGGACAATATCCGATCTAAGTTACGAATGTTCGGCGCGTGGATGGGCAATAGAGGCTTAATAGATATAGATGTTAAATACATTGAAAAACAACATATTATTGATTTTTCCATTTACTTGTCAAAAAATGAAAATCTTGCAGTTTTAACCATAAAAAAGTACATCCAAATTTTGCATTCATTCTTTGAATGGGCTGAAGATCAAAATTTAATAGATAAAAATCCGGCAAAAAAAATTCCAACCATGGGAAAAGTAGTAGATGAATCTGCCACACCATTTGCTCTTGATGAGAGACAGCGACTGAAAGAAGCTATTGAATTTAAGGACCCGCAATTGTGGCTCGCTTGCGAAATTCAGTATTATTGCGCCATTCGTCCCGGGACTGAATTAAGACTTATGAAAATAGGATGGATTGATTTTGATAGAAAGAGGATAAGAATTCCTGCAGAAATGGCAAAAAGCGACCGAACCGATATTGTAGATGTGCCGGAATTTCTTTTTAAAAAGCTTCTACCCTACCAGCAATATGATAGAAATCTTTACTTGTTTGGGAAAAACAGAATGCCAAACACGGAACCGGTAGGAATGAATACGCTTAGAAATAGATTTAACACGTACAGAGATAGCCTGGGTATTTCACGGGACCGGAAATTTTATTCCTGGAAGCATACCGGTGCAATCCAACTCATTGACAACGAGATGCATCCTTATGATTTGAAAAATCATTTACGCCATAAAAGCTTTACCACAACAGAGAGATACCTGAAAAAACACGCAGGAAATTTATCCGGAAAAATTGAAAAATACAGTTCTGAAATATAATCACAAAGCCACCATGAAAACTACTAAGTTCTTTAAAAGAGATAAACCGCGCATCTGTGAAGCCGTTCATTTTATCTTCGAATACGCCAGAAAAACAAAATATAATGAAAATTACAAACGATCATACAGATGCATTGCAAGACATCTGCAGGGCTACGAAAATGAACGTGGTGTGAAATTGTACTCCAACTCGTTTACATCTGATGTAGCTGAAGACTTTGTTGATTATTTGCTTGATAAAAATCTGATGCTTTCAACTGTTTCAGGATATTTTGATAAAATATGTTTTATGTTTAGAAAAATGGGAAAAAGAGACTTCAATGTTGATTATTCTTTTGAAGATTACTTTATTGAGAGTGAAGATGCAACATCTGTTTATATTACAATGCAAGAAATAGAACGGATTTATAACATGAAAATCAGAACGAAAGAACGTGATGTGGTGCGAGACAGATTGGTATGTAACTGCCTGACAGGAATGCGAATTGGCGACTTTAATGCACTTTCTTCAGAAAATGTAATCAATGATGTTATTTTCCGCAAAACTCAGAAAACAGGTGAAACAATTGAAGTTCCGGTGCATCCGATAGTCAGAAAAATTTTAAATAAATATAACGGAGAGTTTCCTCCTTACTATAAATCCTTACAGAATTATAATAAAATAATCAAGAGCATCTGCAAGCAAGCAGGATTAACAGATAAAGTGCGGTGGGAAAGAACAGTAGGGAAAAGAGTAGTGCGCAAGACATTTAAACGATACGAATTAATAAGCTCACACACAGCTCGTCGTTCTTTCGCCACAAACACATACCTTGCCGGTATTCTGCCAGCACGCATTATGTTGATTACCGGACATAAATCCGAAACTTCTTTTTTCAGGTATATCCGGATCAATAAAAAAGAAAATGCCCGGGTATTAGCCGAGCATCCCTTTTTCAAATAAAAAAGCAAATCACAACTCGAGATTGATGCGTTTTATTTCGAGTTCAATCTCTTTGCCGTCCTGAATGGCCGTTATAGTATGCCGGCGTTTCTCGGTCACTTCAAGTCCTAAAAACTTTATTACACGCTCTATATCATCCATTGGAAATGTAGAGCCTTTTAAAAAAGCATTAAAATGGTGCCGGTTAAGACCTAACTGGCGACAGAGTTCGGCTTGTGACATTCCCTTTTTTTCTATAGCTGATATAATTGCCTCTCTGAACATATTACTATTTTCAGACAAAGATAGATGTTTGTTTTGATTATTCATAACATTTTAATTTTATTCCCATGAATTTGAAAATTCTTTATCTTTAAATAATTCTGCCAAACCTGTTATTTGCTTTAATCTTAGTACTTCATCCGGATCCATTCCTAACTCCATCCCAATCCTCACATTGGTCCAGTTGTGTTTTTTAAGAAGTGCTACAAGCTTTGCGGACAACTCTACTTGATGTGTGCCTCTTGCCATATTGTGTCGGACAGTTGCTGTAATCCGATCCTCAATGGATTTATTGAGTTTCGATACAGGAATATAGCCGTGCAAACTTTCTTTCACAGCTTTATTGCTTTCAGCAACCGTTTTCCGGTGAAATCCGTCCACCACAACAAAGGGTGTTCTTTTTTTATCTTGATCGGCCACAACTACCGGCATTGTAAAACCATCCTTCTGAATAGAAAGATTCAATAAAGTCATTTCAGGAGGAGCTACTTTATTAGGATTATAATCATTCCCCTCCACTTCGTCAACTTTTACAAGCTGTACATTAAGGGTTGGATGCTCAATATCCATCCAGTCGTACAGTTGTTGCGTTATCTCATTGAAAATCTTTACTTTTTCGTCGAAAGTAAGATTTTCTTGTAATTTTATTTTCATAATAATTCACTGTATTTTGTAATAATTTCTACTTGTTTTTCTAATTCTCGCTTAGTTTGACTAAAAGATAATCCCTTACACCAATAGTCATTTTTCAATAGTACTTTGCAGATTCGACGCCAGCTTGGTGCTTTCCTTGCAGCTTCAAGTTTTGGATCTGCTGCGTCCGGAATAATGGAAATTCCTTCTTTATTCCACCAAGCCATGAAAGTGTCTATTTTTTTTTGATAATGCTCGGCCAAATATGGTGGCATAGTATTCAAAAGAAATTTTGCATAACTCTCAAAAGTGTGTCCCGGTGGCAAGTTTACTTTATAATTTCCGAGCGTTGTCTTATCTGTTTCCGTATATCGATTTCCAAAATTAGCACCTTCAACACGATTAACAATCTTTGCCCACGTTTCCGGCTCCAACGCTTTGAAAAGATATAAACCCTGACGCTGATCATCGCCGTAAGGTTGACAAAGTCGTTGTTTATGAAGCGAAACACCAGCCATGTGCATAAGGTCATAAATTCGGTTATAATCCCATCCAAATTTCCCGTTAGCAGTCCAAACATCTTCCACACGCCAGTCGTAAATAGGATAGGCATTGTAAACTTCCGATTCCGGCTCATCTCGGAAAAGCTTTGTTGTCCAGGCGTAATCTTTATAAGTGATTTTACTTTCGCTCTTGATCGTCCTAAACCGATTGAGACTCTCATCGCTACGAATACCAACGACAGAAACAGTTTTTTTGCCTTGTGAAAACCACCTGGCAAATTCAGGAGTAAATTCCTCGAATTCCATACCGTAACGAAAAAAAGGAAAGTAATTCACATCAGAAATTACTGATGGATGCGTAGGCATATCACGAACCCAAGCATCTTTTTTCTCAGGATCCCAACATACCCAATGCGGTTGAAACTGTGAAACGGCATTACGCAAGTGAATCGGCAAACATATCCAGTAAGCTTTCACTTCTTCCCGATTAAACATACGCTCTGTGTATTCAATCGCGTGAGAGTACTGCGCCTCCATGTCAATATACATAGCATGTACGGGCAATTTATTTAATCGTTTTGCAACCTGAATAGCTAAATTCAAAATTATACCACTGTCTTTTCCATTTGAAAATGAAATGCAGACCCGATCAAACTCTTTAAATATAACTTCAAATCTTTCCAGAGCAGCCTCATACACGTTCTTATTTCTGTTGTATTTTTTCATAAAATTTCTTTTAGTTCTTCCTTGGTTTTTCCTTTGAAATATTCTACCATGCCCATTTTCTTTTCGATATTACTGTCAATCAAACTTTCAAGCCCCACATCTCCGGTCAAATCCCAATAGCGGCAGTCATATTCCTGCCCGGTCCGGAACGTGCGCCGGGTAGATTGGGTGCGAGTGGCATAATCCCAAGTCTTATCGAAATAGATAGTATTGTGAAGGTATTGCAAATTTAATCCTAAAGCTTCCTTTTGGTAGCTTAGTACGGTTGCTTTCGGGAATCGTTTCTCACAAGCTTCACGACTGGCTATGTACTTACAGAAAATAACCGTGCGACTCTCATCTATTTCCTTAAATAGATTTTCAACAACTTCAAACTTGCTTTCAGTACAGCAGTAAGTATGTTGCATCTTTTGAGTCATTTCCAGAAAAATATTATTGTTTTTCCATAGCAACATTTCATTGTCAAGATACTTTTCTTTCAGTCGATTATATTCTGCTTTGGTGTCATCGCAAAGCTTATAATGCAACTCATTATAGAATTGCTTCACTTCCAGTTTCAAATCACATTCATACACATAATGGCGAATAAGCGAATACAAGTAATCAATGTTTTCGTATCCGGTAATGAATTCTTTGGTGTATCGGCGATAGCCACCAAAAGATTTTGTTACCCGTACATATTCGCAGAACGTGTTTTTATATTCGGCATCGCTCATGTTGAGTATTTTTGGCGATAAGAAATCCATTTGCGGCTTTAAATCAAGCAGGTTTTTGCTTAGTGGCGTACCGTTCAACACCAGCTTATATTCTGCCATGGCCGAAAGTTCTAAAATACGTCGGGTGCGTTTTGCTTCAGAATTCTTTATTTTCAAACTTTCATCTACGATTATCATTGTACACCATGCGGTGCGAACTCGATCATAAAGCTTTAAATACGTTCTATCAGACTGTGAGATGCTCTCCACACCTACATATACTGTTTCTGCATTAAATCCTCCCCACTTTTTTATCTCATCCACTACCGAAGATCCGTCATCTTTTGGTTTAATTGTACGCAATGGACCAATCCAAACTATCAACGTAGCCGGAGATGCATTGGCCAACTCACAAGCCACACGCGTTTTACCCGTTCCAGCTTCCATAAAAAGCGCACCTACTTTCCATGTTTGAAGATGGAATTTTGCTTTTTGTTGATCAATTAATAGTTTACTCATATTCGTCATTTTAAGCTGGAGTAAAACCACTTGCTTTGGCGAAGCAAACAAGTTTGCCTTTTTCATTGTAAACAGCTATGCTGACCCCATATTCTTCTTTTGCACTTTTTTTTGCTTCTCTTAAAGTTGGAAATGTTTTCTTGTTTCCATACCAACTATCTAAATACCAAAATTCTTTTGTTTTCATTTCTTTAATTCATTTATTTCGTTAGAATTTACAGCCTCTTTTTTCTCAGGTGTATGTTTTTCAACTATCCACGTTGCGATACTCTCGTCCGGTTCTTCGCCAAATTTCTCTTTGTAAAGCCATGCCGGACATTCAAAGTGTCCGCCTAATTTTTTATTAACTGTGAAATTATAGGTATATCGCCATGGAAACCAGTACTCCCCATTATTGATTTTTACAAGAAAAGCTTTCGGTGTTTCACCGAATAGCTTTTCAAATTTTATTCTTACACGTTTGATAATCATTTGTACATCTCATTTACAGATTCTTTGATTTTTTCAACCAACTCTCTATTTTCATCAGTATTTGTTTCTGAAAATGAAAATTTAGGTAAAAGGTGTTCAAATTCTTGCACTTCTGTCAAAATCTCATTTATTTTTTCTTGCAGTAGTTGATTGAATATTGCTGTTTTCTTTTTGGTTTCTTCCCACATTTTGATATAGGATTCCGGCAAGTAGTCAGCAAAAGTTTCTTCATTTACAACATAGTAATTGTATTTCTTTGATGATACTCTTTTTGTAACCGGAATTGTAACTGTCTCATGGTGCTTGCGACCACCTTCATAATCCAAGTAGTCCAGCTTAAAGGAAATTTCAGAGATGTTTTCGCCCTTTGGAAAACCTACACCTTTTTCATGGTTATAGGATTGAGCGGAGAATAAACCGTCAGAATAAGCTGTTTGGCTGAAATAATCCAACAAGTTTTCAAAAAGATAATCTTTCGGACGCATCGAATATTTTAGATATCTAACTGCTAATAACTTTGGTTTTGCTTCTGCAAAATCAGCAGCTTTCTTTTCAGCTACCTCTTCCGCTTTCTCTTTTTGCTCTTCCAAGTACTCATCATAATCAACTTCCGGATTTTCTTCGTTGAAAAGAATACGCTCGATTCGACTGTTTACACTGTCAATTACTTGTTGTTCTTGCGAGTCAATCCAGTTATAAGATTGTGATGGGCACTCGATGTGGCAGTTTACAATAAATTCACCTTTTTCGTTTTGCCAGATGTAGGTTTTGGTGCTCATCTTCTTGGTATTCCATCCTTCGTTGTTCAGATAAATACGCTTAAGATCACCTTTGGACCATACTTTTTGGTTCATTTTTTCTGCCAGTTGTTCAATTGTCATTGTTGTTTTCATTGTTTTTGAATTTTGATATTATTACTTTGTTTTGAAATACCGAAACAAATATACCGCTTTGTTTCGTTTTATCAAAACATTTCAGCATTATTGTTGTATTATTTAATAATATTTAACTAATTTGTTTTGAAATAATAGAACAATAAACAAAAACCGCCCTACTTCACAGCAGGACGGTCCCGGTAGAATTACAAAAATCAAGAAAAAAGATTTTTAAAGAAAAAGAGTAACGGTTTTCGGAAGGTATATGCGAGAAGTACCACAGTAGAAAGAGCGAGCCATTTAAAATATTTAAGACGAAACTTTTGCCATCCATTCAGATCGGCAGGGACATACACCGGCTTTTCGACATAAACACTATCCATTTGCCTTAGCGTATCACGGACGGTCTTATCTTTATAACGGTATTTTGTTTCAGTGATCCTTATGGTATCGCCTTGACGATCGATATACACAGTATCGGCAAAATAGATGCTGTCCCGGAGTATTTGATTACGATACTCGGTTTTCACAACTTCTTTTTCTACTTCTACTATTCGCTCAAAGCATTTACAGGAAAAGAAGATTGTCGATAATACGATCAATAGAAGTATCTTTTTCATAAATATGCTATTAAAACTCTTCTACTTTTACCCCGGTGTCGTAACAATCAACATGCAGCCAAGTAACGTTCTTTTCTATCCTCACGTTATACGGCAACAGATGACTTTTTTCCTTTATTAATTGACGTGCTTTGGCTGCCGTCATACCGGTTTTAATAGCAAAGACTGAATCACCACCTTCACCAAGGATATGGGCTGACAGATAAATTTGATTCTTCAAAGTCTTATCTTTCACTAATGGGCAGAGATTACACCTCAATCCTCTTTGAGTGTTCTTGCCACCAAACACATAATCATTCATTATCATTGGTGCGCAAAGCACCTCAGTGCGCAAAACAAGTAGGGTATGTAAATACATAGTGCTTAAGAACTGCCAGGACTTATCCCTGAACTTATCGAAAGTATGGGGACAGACTAATTCCTCAACCCTAAAGTAATTCTTTAGCTGTGATATGATTTCACTCCTCGTCATCTTTAACTTCTTCTACAACCTTCTTATCATGCTTCCAACCGATATATTCTTTGAGCCTTATGAAGACCTCCGTGCTTATGAATTCATAAATAAACTTTACGGATTTTGACTTTGGAAATACAATTTTTGCATTCCTGAAAATGTTTGTCAAATAGAAATAAGACACAATATAAGTAAGCCAATTTACCACTGTGTCTGATAGTTCAGGCTCTCGATGGGTAATTGCATACAAGAAAAACACAATGATAAAATAAAACATCAAAAGTTTGATGCCTTCTGTTGCCTTCTTTAATTTAAATCTCTTATTTTCTTTTCCCTTACTGCTTACATCTGCCCAGAAGCCCATAAATACGTTTACGGTAAATCCAAACAGCAATGTCCACAAAGCAAACTCTACTTTTGTAATATGTCCCAAAAGAAAGGTGAATGCAATACAGAATGCGTTTTTGACTTGAGCTATTATTTCACTTCCCATCTTCAATTTCATTAAATTTTAATGATTTATCTCCATTTCATTCCAATATGCCTTAATACAATGATTTTCATCAAGCGCATCACATACCCAAGCTACTAACTTTCCAAAAGAAGCTAGGCTGTTATTGATCTTATTTGCTCCCAGATAATAGGATATTGTTTTACCATCCCCTTTAAATTTTACACCATTCTTATTAATTAGGATAGTGTTCCAAAGTGTCATGAACTCATCAGCGCCAAAGATGTCTAAGTTCCTGGCTGTTCTTTTAAAGTAACCACCAAGAAATTTAATCCAACCTCTATGTTTTGCCCTACTTGCTACAAGAATTACATTAACCAATGTAGCAGGCAATAGCAGTATCCACGCAACTAAAAGCAATATAAATCCTATCATGGCTTTGTAATTTGATATAAAATACTTTCTTTAACTGTTTTACCATCTGCTAAAACTGCATTTAAGATTTGTAAAATCTGTTCATTGGTTTCATTGTTGATTGCATTCAGAAACGCATCATTTCCAGAGAGAATATAGTCTGAAACTTCTGATTTATAATGTCCAAACAAAACATCAATATATTCCTTTACAGTTGGGTTTACATACTCAGCTTCAGGATTTTGCAGATAAAGGATTTGTGTCTCACGAATATCCTTTAATTTCTTTGCAGCGTCCTTGGCTGAAAAAGGATTCACGGTTGTTTTAGAAAATGCAATACTTTCATCTTCATTGTACCAATTCATTATTACTTGCTCTGCAGCAAGTATATCGTTTTCCCAAACAAGGGAGTACAACCTTTCAACAGCAGGACAATTAGTAAAGCCGTCATCCTGCCAGGTATTTCCAATTGGTATGGGAGTGCCTGTTTGTGGTTCATTGTAGTAACGGGAATATACTTTATATCCTCTGCTGAACCTCTTAAAATTGGTTAGGTTTTCAAAAAACTCTACATCTATTAATTTGATTTCTTCTTCAGATTTACCATTAAGATAAGGATTTGAAATCGCTACTAACAACTTAGATGATTCCGTTCTTTTTTCAATCAAAAAATCACCACTAACTTCATAAGTAATGATATTTCCTTTAGAACCATCACTAATCAACATTTTGTCATATCCTTCTGCAAGGCATAACTCTTTGTTATGTTGAAACCCAACTATACCATCCTTTTCAAAAGGAGCAATCTCTATGGTATTCTGGTCAATGTATTTTGCATAAATTGGTTTTGTGTTCATATCTCTTATTTTTGAAATTCAAATGCACCTATATCAATTAATCCTGTGGTATCATCTCTACGTTTATTTCTTTTATTATCATAAATAGCCTCATAACCACTGGTGTTTTCAATATTATCACCAGCATCTATTAATGCAGATAAAACGTTATCTATTTCTACATTAGATAAAAATTGTTCATCTACTGCACCTGCCTCTTCAGATAAATATTTAAAATAAGGACTATTTGCATCACCTTCATTGTTTAGCGATAATGATATATTTCCTTCCCCTGCTCTTAATTCATTTTCACATGCAACATATTTTTCTGTTTTTCCAGCATCATTAAAGATATTGGCTATATTATCATTTATATCTCTATTCCCATAGACTACCGTATTAATTAATTCTGTATTGTACGTTGCTGCGCCAGCCGCATTAGATTTATTTTTGATAACACTACAATTAACAGCTTTACCTAAATAAAATCCACCACTTTTGTCTGCTGTATTGTTTATAGCCACGCAATTAATACTTTCACAGTTATTAAAACCACTACATAGAATATTATTATTGCCATTAAGACAGGATGTGCAATTAATAGTTGTACAGTCACCAAAAGATTTTAAACTCCTTTTAACTGTACAATTTACTGCTTTACTTTTACTAATATCATTAGTATTTTCTAAAAAAAAGGAATTAACAATTGTATTAATTGTACTATTTTTACCTGCACCCACAACCACAGAACGGGTTTCAATATTATTGAATGAAACCTTTAAATTAATTCCAGAACAATTGCCAAATTCTAAAAAATAATACTTAATTTTATTAAACTTTAATATACAATTTATTAAATTGCTAAAATAAATAGCAGACTGGTAATTTACAACACTGTTGTTAAATATCACACAATCACTTAAATTTGTAAGCATAATTAAACTACCCTTATTCGAACTATTATTAGAATAGTTGTTATAAATCTTTGAATGTTGAAGTTTTAATTTAGTATTTCCACAAATAACACTTAAATCCTCGGTTGAAATAGTTTTAGCCCCACCAACAATTTCAAAACCATTAACTATGGTGTTCAATTGCAAATTATTTCCATAAAGAATACAATAAGCATTATCCGACATGCTTGCAGCTGTGATTTTACAACCTATATTTATTGATTCGTCAATAACGTCATTACTATTCAAATCTCCTGATAAAATTGACCTATATTTAGGTGTGTAAACAATTAAGTCTCGAGTACCACTTGGTAACTCCAATTCTTCAACTGTTCCTATCATCTCACGTTGATAGATAGATATTTCATCTCCTTTAAAACCGCCATATATATTAACCCCATCTTTTAGGATAAAAGATTTACTTCTTTCGTCATTTTCATCTCTTTTAGTAGTAGGTAGATATTTTAACCCTTCAAGTGTCCCCTTTACAAAAATATTGTCTCCTAATTCAGCTCTGTCAATAGCTTCTTGTAAATCTTTTACAGCATTTACCCAACTTAGCCCATTACCTGTATTATCAGCTTTTTCTGCGTCAACATACCAGATATTATTTTCTGTCTGGATAAGTTCAGATTGAATAATTTGTTCACCACCTATGGCTGTGATGTTTTTATACAATAAAGTCAAATACCAAGTAACACCGTTGTCAGTTGTTTGTACCTCATAAATATATTCACCAACTTCTATAGGTATAGCAAAATTGTTAAATATCCAATTATCAGGAAAAGTCAAAGAAACATAATCATTCAAATTCAGTTTTAAAGTAAATCTAACATACTTACTCAAATCAATCTGAGATGTATTTAACGACACTTCCAAGGTTTCAGAAGTAATAATTTGATACAATCTTTTAGAAGATTGTAAAATAATTTCGCCATCAATTACTTGTTCTTTTGCAAATTCTATAGGACGGATGGAGTCTATAATATTTTTTTGCTCTGAGGTTACAAAGTATTTGTTGTTGGTATTTAAATTTGCTTCATTTAGAGATAAAGGATTTTCTGTTCTGCCTGTGCCTTTAATGGTATTATCAGTATGAATGATAATTCCTTCGTATCGCTTTACGAAAACATTACGATGATACGCTACGTCGGACACTTTATTTAAAACCACGACACTATTATCATTTGATTGAACAGCATGAGCATATTCTTCCGGGGCACTACTAAATTCTTCATTTGTCCAATAAAGACCATTTGTGAAGTTTGGAATTTCTACTATCCCATCTTTATAATTACTAATTACTGCTCTTAACTCACTAATCGAAGGTATCCTCCAAACATCGTAGTTATTATTTCCATAGTCAATGCTTGCGCCATTACTTGTACTGCCGCCGTGTGTTTTGTTTAGAAAAATAACATCTTGATAATTCCCGTTGTCTATTATTGCAGCGACAAAAATATTTTCGTCAATGTAACTTCCCAATTCGGGTAGTTTGTCCAATTTTGTTTCTGCAAAAGAGTCCATTTGCTCGGAAATAGCCTCAACAGCATCTGCAAGTGATAACCCTGCATCTCCAACACGCTGAGCCGTATTGGCGTTTTTTTGCGTTTCGTTTTTTATTTGTTGCCACGCTTCGCGGGCTTCGGATAATTTTGTTTCAAACACACCATCCATGTTGTTATATTTTATTTTGGTTCAAAAATATCTCGTAATAACTAAGAGTGAAAGGACAAATATTAACTCATTTAATTAACTAAACTGCCCACTGAAAGTTTCATCAAAAATACGGTTGTAGTAGTCATAATCGAGCGACATATATTTTTCTGGGTTCATCACTTTTATTTCAATAGGGATTGACTCCGGAATGCTCTGCACCATTGATAGCGATATTTCTGCCGAAACGCTACACTCCAGAAACTCATCAGACAATGGATTGTAAATGCGTACCTCTTCGCTCATCAGTAAATCTTGAAGAAACAAAATATCTGTCATTCGTTTGTAGCCGATATTGCTTTTATATACCTGCGTAAAGGACCCGCGCTGTTTATTTTTTCGAAGCACGCCGTTTTCGTTTATTACATACTCTTCCCCTTCAGTAATTTCCGGTTCATACTTCATTTTCCCAAAAAGAAGCATTCTCTCCATAAACCCAAATGAATTGCGAAATTCAAGGATGTGTTTTTCTTCTTTAACCGGGTCCGGATAAACATGGATAATAAATGCAATTTCATCATCCACGCTCATATGTATCATGTCGTCTTCCGGTGCAAGTTGTGCATAAGCAGCTGCTAAATCTATTGTTTCAAAATATTGTGTGTTGCTTTCAATAGATGGAATTTCGAATTCACTACCGGTTGAAGTTACAAGTTTATATTGCTTGCCTGGTAAGCGAACAAACCATGCATCGCACAGCTCACTTGCATAATAATTGATGTTTATTTTGTTTGAACTTCGATTGGAAAACAAAAACAGATTTGCAGGATCACAAAAACGAGTAGAAAATACGTTTGTTCCCTGATTCATAAATTTTAAAAAAACTGCATTCGAAACACCTCCGGGTATAGCAATTTTATAAGGAATATCTATTTCAGGAAAATCTGGAAAACTAACTCTATACCTAACTTCTCCATTGGTTGACACGCTTAGACTGGGCATCAAAGATCTAAACTCATATAATGATACAGCATATGAGTCCAAAACATCTGATAAATCAAAATCTGCGATAAAACGTATTACTGTTTGTCCGCCTGGACCTTTACGAGTAATCCTAATAGGATAAAGTGTAAGAGTAAAATCTTCTATGGCATGAGGATAAGCATATATACTATTACTATATCTTCTGATATCCACCTCTACAGTGATTGGAGTAGCATCATCTGTTTTTATAGAAAAAAGTATCGGGTTGCCGGTAAAAGATATTGCTGATGGTTGTCTTAAAATTTCCATATCATTCGTACGATTTAATAGTTCGGAATTTAGCTTCCACAATTTTTATGGATTCATTTGATATTTCATATTTTATGGATTCAGGCAACAATGGTTGACCTTTTATACTAACCAATTGAAAGCTTAGCAATTTCTGTATTTTCTCCACGGGAAGTTTAAGCTGAACTTTCACTTCATGAAAGGAGTTTTGAAGCATCATGTCTAATTTCTGCCAATTTGAATGATATAAACCCGTGTCTCTAAAATAATTTAAATCCAATGTCTGATCTCCATGTGAATATGTAGTTCCGTATGTTAATTTACTATCACCTTCTATCACTCCATGGCCATCTATATCATATCTGCCTGCTCTGTAACAAAACATAATAGGACATTTCTTGTCATCATTTTTCTTAACGGTATTTCCTATTTGAATATAAGTGTTCAACGCGCGTACGGTGGGAATATAAGGCATCACACAAAACCTATGAAAATGCTGTGATACATAATAATATGAAGACAGATCAGATAAAATCATTTCGACAAACGTTTCTTCTGATTTTTTTTCAAATACCTCGTGTCCCTCTTTTTGTTCAAAAAAATCAAAACTATATTCTCCGGTAAGTTCGAAACTGAAGCCTCCGCCTTCTAAATATATTTTTTCAATAATAGACTGAAATACGTTACTCCAACCAATCCCAACAGTCGCGTCCCAAATAGGAATTTCAGAATGTTTTTCTTTTAATTCTTCATAAGATAAATATTTGTGAGGTTTACTTAATTCCGGGTAGTTTCTCGATAGTTTTAGTGTTTTCGGCGACTCAAATGTTACAACAGGATGTGAGCTAAGATAATTATCTAAATGTAAAACATTCGAAAGCGTTAACGCCTCATCCCAGGTTTGAATTGATACATCTACTCCATTAGCATCCAAGATAAATTCAAATCCATATTTATTACATAGTGATTTTAAAAATTCATATACCGTGCAAGAAGGAACTAATTGAGCGTAATAAATAGACCCCATCATGATAGAATCAATATTATTGTTAAGTATCACGAGTCCACTTATCATCTGATCAAAACTTTCATTACTTACCAGATTGAATCCTAAATAGTTGAATATCTTCGACAAAACATACTTAACCTTTAAAAAAGGGCTGACTGCATAACCGGCAGGATAAGTAATTTGCACTCCTTCATCTTCAAGACTTATAGCATTCTGAGCTGACAATCTATAACCAAGACTATTGTTTTCTGAATCGTAATATTCTTGTCCGGGATTGGCACCATAAGGAACAGCCACATGATTGATAAAATTAAAAACACCTTCTATGGTTGCACTTATAATGTATGATGTAATCTTTCCATCTTTTATAGTCACAGGGAAAATAGACATTTCATCATCTAAATCATCATCAAACATTAACCTATTGAGATAGTCGATCCACTGATCTATTTTATCCGAGAGACTGCCGGTAAAATCATTTCTCACTTCGTTTTTAAATACTTCGGTCATCAACAGATCTTTCGACTTGTTATAGATCTGTGATTCGCCAATAAGAATAACAGCTGATAATGGTGCGTTTCTTTGAGCAGAAACAATAATCAATGTTCCTTTTCTTACAAAAGAACCTGCCGATATGATAATATTGCGACGAGTAACATATTTGTTAGATCTGTCTATTCGATGTAGAAATCCGGTTAATCCTGCATTTTTACGAGTGTATGGTAAATTGATAGGTAAAGACACAGATCCTTGCTCACAAAGAAGAGGATTTGTTTCTTCAATGCTGATTTTAAAATCCTTTGGTAAATCAAAGTTTTCTCCCGTGAGTAAATCTATTATCTGTATCATATTCTCTTACTCAAATCATTAATTTTATCCATATCCTCTTCTACTTTTTTCCATTCCCAATAGTTTATTTCTACCGGCAGTTTTGTTTTTTCAAAGTTTTCTACTGCTTTTTCAAACCGAACTATTAATTTTTCATCAATCAACACATAGTTTCCTGTGCGATTGTCAGGTTGTGTATATCCGCCCTCAGCAAATCCGGCAGGAAGTGGATTTTTATCTGTTCGCTTCCTGCGAATGCTTTCAATAGCTCTTACCATTGGGACCACTGCCGGGTGCGACATCTCCTCCTGAGCTATAAAATATTCCCCACGATGGAACGGACGTCCGTCCGCTAAGAATCCGGCAATCTCATATTTACCACCATCCCCGGTATATCCACCATCGGCAAATCCGCCGGGAGTATCTTTCAGCATTACAGTGCCTGTCTTAGTTTTACCACTGTTCGAGCTTTCACTTATTCCGGAACCACCGCCGGGTGATTCAATGGTAAGTGCTTTTACACGGTTTCGCTCGGCATTGGCACTGGCTATCTGTGCTGCTGCAGTTCCTAATAAAATAGCTGTCATTGCTGCTGCAGCTATTGGTCCGGCTATAGGTCCGAGTTGTGATATGGAAGTAGCCCAGGCACCGATTATTCCTGTGGCAGTAGTAACAGCAATTTGTGACACCTGCATAGCAAAATTAGCATCCGCATATTTTTTCTGCACTTCCAGTTCGGCTACTCGCTGATCATAATCAAGTTGCTCTTTTTGTGCATTATATTCCTCATGAGAAATAATACCACTATCCAGTTGTTCTTTCAGTGCGGTGTGTCTCTCAGCATATTCAGCCTGCGTGTTTGCTGTTTCAGCTTCTTCAATAGATCTTACCAAATCTGATCCGGCTTGGACATACTCTCCAACTTTATCAACATATTTTTTTGCATACTCAAGCCCGATTAGTAATTTCGCTTGCTCATATTCTTCAACCTCAATAATTCCATCCTCATGCTGCTTACGAAGAGCTGCCATTTCAGCGTCGTACTGCTGCGAAATGGTTTCCAGCCCATACTGTTTAATAACTGCTTGGCGTCTTTCCTGAAATGCTTTTTCCTCGTTTATTTTGTTCTCGTAAATTTTCGCCTGCGTAGCTTGCACGGCAGCTTCAGCAGCTTCAAGAGCTTTTATTTGCTCCTCGGTGGGATTGGTAAGTTCTTTCAGCTTTTGCACATAAGCTTCCTGCGCAGTGAGGCGATCGGCCAAGGAAGACGCTTCAAGATCTTTCACATCCTTTTCATACTGCTCCCGTGTGATTCTATTCTCAGCCAGTTTCTGTTTTAGCTCAAGGAGTTTGGCAGCTTCAGTTGCATTTACAGCATCAACGGATGCTTTTCCGGCCTCTTGGATGATTTTCAGCAATGCTGCATCTGCTTGTTTTTGTGTATCTTTTCGCTTTTTGGCGGATTCGTCTTTGATTTTTTGTATATTGGCTTGATGCTGCTCCTCCAGCCGCTCATAGACCTTCTTATGCTCTCCTTCCGATTTCTCACTGACACCTGCAGCCTCTTGTGCCTGTTTGAATCGCAAATCTTCGGCTTCAAGTGCAATTTTCTGCAACTCGGAATGGAACTCCTCATCCAATTTCAATCTATCCCGAAGCTGCTCCTCCGTCATTTCTTTCATCTCAAGACCGTAGAGTCCGAATTGCTTCAGCCTGTTATTATACGCACGCGTCTCAATATCGATGGATATTTGAGCATTTTCTATGATTTTTTTACGCTCTTGCTCCTGTCGTTCAGCCAGGCGTTCAGCTTCGGTTTTGCCCGAAGGAACGGTATCTTCTTTATCGTCATTTATTTGATTGGCAAACTTTAAGTTGTAAACCTCTTTGGCAATAGTCAGGTATTCATCTTTTGCATTTTTCTCATCATCTATCCATGCTTTGAGTTCTTTTTCGTTTTTCTGGTTAAACTCATATCTTTTGGCAACCTGCTTTTCATAAGCAACACCAGTATAATCTTCTAGTTTTTTTTCTAATTCTTCAACTTCTTCGCCGTATTTTTGCAAATCACTAATAGATTTTCCCAATTTTGAAGAATCTACTTCTACGCCTTTACTATATAAATTACCACCTCTTTTTAGTTTTATGCGACCTCCGGCATCCACTTCTTTTTGCGCCCTATCTCTTCGCTTTTTCGCACTCGCAAGTTCTTTCTCTGTCTCTTTAATAGCAGCCTCGCGCATAATTTTCAACCTGGCTCGTTCTGCAGCAACGTACTCTCTTACTTTTTCCGTATTAATGGTCAAAGCATTACCATATTCATCAAACTTGCCTTTTGCTTCAGGAACAATAGCAATAATTTGATTCATGATTTTTTTTAACTCGTCTTGCTCATCAGTGCTTTTCCCGGTTTTTATCTTCAACTTATCATATCTCTCTGCAAGAACAGAAATGCTTAAATCCAACTCTGCTACTTTTTTTATCTGATCATCATAAGAATTCACCGCATTTTTACTCGTGCTAACTATCCTCTCAAGCCCTTCAGCTATTGCTGTGCTTACCGAACTCCATGCTTCCGAGAGCCAAAGGAACCGTTTTCCAAGTTCAAGCTGCAAGTTTTCCCATGCTACTTTTTTACGGTTTACTTTATCAGTAGCTAAATCTACACTTTTACCTACTTTACCCATTTCTTGCTCTACAATATTAGCAACTGCAGTAGCAAAGTCTCCCGTCTTTTTTACCTCCTCATTTAGCTTAACAGCGCTGATACCTAAATTGTCAAGAATAAGTGGAGATTTACGTCCAATACCGTTAACAATAGATTCTACCAAATAATCAACCGATTCGCCGGTATCTTTGGCTCGCTGCTGAGCAAAAGCCAACAGACCACCAAGTTTATCAAGCGGAATCTTGAAGTTTTCCGCACGTACAGCGGCTTTCATCAGCTCCATATCATTCACCAATCCGCGGGTAGATTGACGTAAGGATTTTAGATAATCTTTATTGGCGATACGATTGAATGCTACATCAATGCCTTGTGCTGCAGTGGCCATCTTGACTGACTCTACCGTAAATTCTTTTACTTTGGTTATGCCTTGTTTGATGAGTTGAAGCCCCTTGATGTATATATTTGCAATCACCGAAGCAAACGTAAGTTTGCTGGTAAGCGTACTTTTTAGTGTATCGATAACACTTTTAGATTTCCCTTCCAACTCTCCCATTCGACGAATAGTCATTTTATATTCGTTGTTCAATTTCTTCCATTCTTCCGGCTGTAGGCTTTTAACAGTGTTTTTCATTTGATCTTCCAACTGTTTGGCGCGTTGCCGGAGTTGGCTATAAGTGAGATCCGTAATTTTAGCATGCCGAATAAGTTTTTCATTTGCTTCGCGTTGTTTATCAATCTCTGCTTTGTTTGCAGCTATTTTCTTTGAATACTCATTCAACTCACCCTTTGCCTGCTCCCATATCAACTTTACGTTTTTATACGTCTTTGTATTCATTTTTCCGGCATCTTCCAGTTTGCGCATCTCACGTTCTGCCGAAGCTATCTGTTTTTCTATAGCCCTCATTTCGGCAGTTAATTGTTTGTTCTCATCGGTCAACTTATTAATAACGGAAGATGTGGTAGCGATTTCTTTTTGCACACCTTGCGCATCTAAAGAAAGTATCCACCTTATATAATCATCTTTTAGTTTAGCCATTTTTTCTTTACTCTTTACTTTTTATCCGCGTCAAAAGCCTCCCGAAGTGCATCTCCAACGCGATCACGCACTTCAGAACCATATTTATACTTGATATCGGGCAGTGTATTGTTGTATAAAATGCCCCACAACTGCCGGTTGTATATCTTTCTGTTTCCGTGTTTTTTCATATCCAAAAAACGCATGTGCAGAACGATTTCGGATGAAACAATAAAACCGTTGGCATTGCTTCCAATTACATAATTCGGATTATCTAAGGAGCGAAGCATCCTGCCTGTTGTAACACCAATTCTTTTACCACGTACCTGTGTTTTCTTTAGCTCTTTGCCTGATATATATATATTCCTTCTTGCTATAAGGCGTTGAGCCTGATATATATTTCCCACATCACGCTTCAGAATGCCCACAACAAACTGTGTTTTTACTATTTCTTCAGACAACATATCTTTTTTTGGTAAAATTAGATTGATGAGATAGCTTGTGAAAGGACAAAAAAAGCCGGCACAAAATGCACCGGCTCTTAAAAATATTGTTTTAAAGCTGCCCTACTCGTTTAGCTCTTCCTGTATTTCCTTTAACACTTCTCTGTCAAAACTATCATCTACCGGCAGGTTTAAAAACCACACAATCACCCATCCAAAAAGAGGGGTTAAAATAAAATAACATAAAAACTTTATGATAAATGACTGTGCTCGCGTACATTCACCGAGATTTGTGCCTATAAATGACAACAGTACACACAGAGCAATATAGATTAAAATTAGCTTTATCATGATTAACAGTTATTTAGTAATACAAATCTATAAAATAGATTCCAACTTTACAAGTATTTATGCATTTAATTTTCTTCATCTAATCCAAAATTTTTGGAGATGCTCCGGTTAATTGCTTTTCGGCGATTTTCAGCCGAGAAACTTTTGTATGCATCTTTACCGGCATCTACCACATTTTGGTGGAGTGCTGCCGCTATTTCAGCTTCACCGGCTGCCACACCTTCGGCATACCAACGGTTTTCCGGACTGGATGGATCTTTTAATGCGGCCGGTATCAGAGACGAGGCGTGCCTCGTCTCTGCATTAGACGAACGGCGTAATATTCCGATGGCATTCTCCGGCGGTAATCCGTACTTTCCGCAATTAAACAGGATTTCTTCCGGTGTGTTCAGGTCCGGATCAAACGGCTTTTTGTACCGGGGAG